ATGCACATCGACTACCCGGGCTTTTTCTATGTGCTGCCCTTCTTCGCTAAGCGCTCCGACATGCCTCCGATGAATGGAGTATAAAATGACTGAACCCACAGTAGGTCAAAAACGTGTACGTGTCTCGTTTAACCCGAGCGGCAATACGACGGTAGACACGATCAAGAGTGATACCGCATCGCTCATCGATAGAGTGTTGAACCTCAGCGGCAATGATCCTGAACGTGCCCGCTGCTGTGCGCTAGCAGCTACGGCGTATGAGGAAGCAGCAATGTGGGCTGTGAAAGCCGCTACGTGAAGCACATGCTCACCTCGGTCAACGCGCAGACTCAGGCAATAATGTTTGATTTATTGTGGGATGTCGGATTCTCTAGCCTCGGTCAACATATATCGAAAGATCTACGGACATGAGGTCTGCTGAACGACAACGTGCTCTTGAGCTTGCGGAGAGAATACTCGACCGACCTAATGCAGACCCCGACGACGATCTCGCCGTGCTTGCCCGCCAGCTTATTCGGGCTCAAGAAGAAATNNCGCACGCGCACATCTTGGCATCCGCCGTACAAGGACATCTACCTCTGGCGCAACGAGCAGTTGATTGCGTTGCAGAACGAACGCTGGCGAGTCAACGTCTACAAGGAACAATACCGCAAAAATCCGCTAATGTTCATCGAGCATTGGGGCACTACGTATGATCCGCGCAATGCAGGGACCGTTCGACCCGCACGAATGCCTTTCTACCTCTTTCCTAAGCAGCGTGAGCTTGTGACATTTCTTCACCAACTCGTTGTGGCGCAAGAAAATGGCCTGATCGAAAAGGCGCGCGACATGGGCGCGACTTGGATCGCTTGTGCGTTCTCTGTCTGGCTGTGGCTGTTTTGGGAAGGAGCAAGCGTCGGCTGGGGATCACGCAAAGCGATGCTAGTCGACAACATCGGAGACCCAGACTCGATCTTCGAAAAGATGCGCATGTTTATTAGCGCCCTTCCTGTGGACTTTCTTCCGGCGGGCTTCAACGCGGCAACACACATGACAAGCGAACGCATTGTCAATCCTGAGAACGGTGCGACGATACGCGGTGAGTCTGGCGACAACATCGGCCGCGGCGGGCGCAAGCTCATTTATTTCAAGGATGAGAGCGCACACTACGAGCGGCCCGAGATGATCGAGAACGCCCTCCTCGACAACACGCGCTGTCAGATTGACATCTCATCGGTCAACGGCCTCAACAACGTGTTTCACCGACGCCGCATGGCAGGCGCTGACTATGATCCACGCCGCGGCATCGTCAAGGGTCGTACTAACGTCTTTGTCATGCGCTGGCAAGACCACCCAGACAAAGATCAATCGTGGTACAACGCCAAGCGCAAGAAGGCCGAGGACGAAGGATTGCTCGCAGGCTTCGCGCAAGAAGTTGACCGCAACTACTCGGCGTCGCTCGAGGGTATCATCATTCCACAAGAGTGGGTGATCGCCGCGATCGACGCGCACAAGAAGTTAAGCAAACTCGACTGGACGGGCGGGCGACACGCTGCGCTCGACGTAGCCGACGAAGGAGGCGACCGCAATGCCTATGCGCAACGAACGGGTGTTGTACTCACTCGTCTCGAAGAGTGGGGTGAGGGAGACACGGGCAATACGGCTAGACTCGCCGCTGACCTTGCGCGCGAGGTTGCTCCGATCAAGGTGGAGTACGACTGCGTGGGCGTTGGCGCAGGCGTCAAGGCCGAGACCAACAGACTCATCGACGACGGGTCAATGCCGAGGGGTGTGAGGTTCTTGCCTTGGAACGGCGGTCTGTCGCCTCTCAACCCCGACGACAACGTAGAAGGCAAAGACACACCGACGAACAAGGAATTCTACTATAACCTCAAGGCGCAGGCGTGGTGGCAACTTCGCCGACGCTTCGAGAAGACGCATCGCATGATCACCGACAAGTCGAAGAAGTACGAAGTCGATGAACTGATATCGCTCGACTCTGAGGCGTTGCGTACACGTCTTCCAAAGCTGCAGGAAGAATTGTCGCAACCCACGTATGGCAAGAACTCGACTCTCAAGCTCATCGTCAACAAAAAGCCGCCAGGTACGCGCTCGCCCAACCTTGCTGACGCTGTGGTCATGTGTTATTGGCCTGCTGATCGTACGAGCTACGACTCGACATTCTCGTGGGTGAGGTAAATGGACGCGCGCATGTCGAAGTCTCTCATCTTCATCGCTATCATTCTCGCCACTATGTTTATCGTGTGGTGGGGTCAGAAGGGTTTGCCGCGATGAACGAACACGTACCGCCGCCTAAGTCTGTCATCTACGACACACTAGTCGACCTCAACTCGGGCCTCGGCACGATCAAAGACCCTGTGGCGCGTGCTCAGTTCACGTTCCTCACGCTGACACAGGCCGATATTGAGAACGCCTATCGCGGCGATTGGGTTGCACGCAAGATCATCGATATCCCCGCAGCCGATGCGACGCGTGCGTGGCGTGAGTGGCAGGCCAAGAACTCGCAGATCGACGCACTTGAGGAAGCTGAGCGTACATTGCTCTTACAGTCGAAGACGAAACTCGCGCTGCAAAAGGCTGGTCTATTCGGAGGCTCGGCCCTGTTCATGGGCATTGACGGGGCAGGCAAGCCTGAAGAACCGTTGAACCTCAGCCGTGTCAAGCGCGGGTCCCTCAAGTTTGTGCATGCCTTGTCGCGCTACGGGATCGCCACAGGCCAACGCATCGATGACCTCGAGTCGCCTTGGTACGGTGAACCCGAATACTACGAGCGTCGTGGGCGTGATGGGAAGAACTTGCGCATTCACCCGAGCCGCGTCCTTCGATTTCTCGGAAATCCTTACCCCGAGGAAGAGCGTGCGCCTGATGTGTGGGCTGACTCACGCCTTCAGTCGCTGTATGACACGGTGCGACGTGTTGACTTAGTGACGGGTGGCACCGCCGCTATGGTCAACGACGCAAAGATGGATGTTATCAAGATCCCGAAGTTAGGCGAGGCGCTGGCCACAACAGAGTCGACCAATCGTCTGATCGACCGTTTCGCTACAGCGAACATCGCAAAGTCCAACTTCTCGCTACTCCTCCTTGACGCAGCCGAGGAATGGCAGCGCATCACAACCGCCTTCGGCGGTCTCAACGATATCATGCGCATGTACTTGGTGATCGCGTCAGGTGCTGCTGACATTCCTGTGACGCGCATGTTGGGTCAAGCACCGAGCGGACTGCACTCGACCGGCGAGAGCGAAGTGCGCAACTACTACGACTCAGTCAGCACACGTCAAGCGACCGAGATAACTCCGGTTCTCTCACGCCTCGATGATGTGCTCGAGCGCTCGGCCTGCGGCAACGCAACGTCTATCTACTATGAGTGGGCTCCGCTTTGGCAACTGACAGAAGCCGAGAAGGCCGACCTCGCATTCAAGAAAGCCCAAGCGTTTCAGATCGACGCAGCGCTCGGGATCATCAACGAAGATGTGCTGCGTGATGCACGTCTCAATCAGCTGATTGAAGACAACACTTACCCGGGCATTGAGGCCGCCATCGAGCAATACGGGGCCGAGCCCGACGTGCCTGACGTACCCGCACCTCAGCTCGGCCCTGACGGCAAACCGATCACCACGCCACCTGGTCAACAGGGCGGTGGCAACACGCCTCCGACACCGGCGAACAATAATCAACCCGCACGGTTACAAAACACTGCGTCCAACGTCATCAATCTTGATGCCGCGTATGATCCGGCTGAACATCCGCACGAGCCCGCAGGCTCGGGCAAAGGCGGTCAATTCGCTGAGAAGGGTGACGACGAAGGCGATGATGAGGACACATCGACCAGTACCGACAAGCCGGATGTCAAAGACATTGGTGATCCGAACAAGGAGCATGTGGTCAACGATCCGAACTATACTTACATCCACTCGACGGCTGCTGACGTTCAGACCACAGCCAAGAAGAAGCAACTCAAACTCAAGGAAAAGGCGCAGCCGGCAAAGACACCGAGACAGCCTCTAGACCCTGATCAAAAGGCTGAACTAAAGCAGCAGCAAGCCGAAGAGCGCGGCGATGCACCAAAGAACTCAGCACAGTTCAAGGTGAATGCTCGTGGAGGAAAAATTGTTGGACGCGGGACTGTCCCTGCAAAAGGTCCACTCAGTCAACCTGCGCTGATGCGTTTTCCGAACAACTCAGTGTCGACTGTCAGTGAAGCCCAAGGCGGCACAACTCACACGACGACGCATACTGTGGCCACAAGCGATATCGAGTATCTCGCGACCGGCGGTGACTGGAAACCGTTGCTCGTGACGCCTAAGCAGCAAATCGGTGATGCGCAGCCACGTTCGCTCTACGTGCGGCGTGATGTAGTCAACGCTAAGGACATTATCGATTGGGCTAAGAATACCGCAGGCTTCACGACGACGGTTCCTGCCGACCAGATGCACGTCACTGTGGCGTTCAGCCGCACTCCCGTCGACTGGATGCAGGCAGGTCAAGATTACGGCAATGATCAAGACGGTGGCGTGACGATCCGAGCAGGTGGGCCAAGACTCATCGACCGTTTCGGCGATGCGATTGTGCTGTGCTTTGCCAGCAACGACTTGTCGTGGCGCTGGCGCATGCTGCGCGACATAGGCGCGAGCTGGGATCATGCAGACTATAACCCGCACGTTACGATCACGTGGCAGGCTGACCCGAACCTCGACGTGACGAAGATCGAACCTTACCGCGGCGAGATCAAGCTCGGACCTGAGATCTTCGAAGAAGTCAAGGAAGACTGGGCGTCAGGTCTCACCGAAGACATGAACCCGAACCACTACGGGCCGGGTGAGCACGGCGGGCAATTCGCGCCGAGTGGACAGGGAGGCAGTGGCGGCACCAAGATCCCGACCAAGGTTGGTGGATCTTTCAAAGAACGCACCAAGCTGCGCGAGATGCTCAAGAACGAGACCGACCCACAAAAGCGTGAGCAGCTCAAAGAGCTCATTCGCAAGTCGTTCCTCAAGGGAATGGAAAATGCCAAGAACAAAGGCAATATCGACAAGTACAACAAACTCAAGACCGCATTCTTCAAGAACGGAGGCAAAGCGACCGACCTGCCTGGCGCAGCCGCAGCGAACTCGCTCCTCGCGTCAGTGCAGAAATTTCCCGATCCACCACAGCTCAGCAAAGCGCAGCCAGAGCCTCCCAAGCCGGCGAACAAGTATACGGGCAATCAGCTCATCAGCATGTATACCGGCTCTCACTATCAAGGTATCAACGAAGGCCTGCGCGAAGGTATTCTGAGCGACAATCAGTGGAAATTCGTGTCTGGCCTGAACGAGGCACTCAGCCAGAAGACGAAGTATGTAGGCACGACTTATCGCAACGTGTCGGACTTCAGCGGCAAGATCGCCTCGATGTACGAAAAGGCCAACGGCAAGATCATCGAAGAGCGCGGGTTTACTTCAACAACCACAAAAGAAAACCTCAACTTCGGCGGAGGCTCGCTCAAATACGTGATCACCGGTAAGTCAGGTGTTGACGTTAAGGCGTACTCATCGCATCCGGCTGAGGCAGAGGTGTTGTACCCGTCAGGTACGCGCTTCCGGGTCAAGAACGTGACCAAGGACTACAAAGGCACACGCGTCCATTTGGAGGAAGTGTAACATGGGCAAGCGACCGAAGAAACCACCACTCAACGACGATGACGAAGATCTCGGCGGAGAACAACTCGTCATGTTCGAGGACGATACGCCTATTGGTATGCTGAATGGCAAACTCAACATCGTAGAGGAAGACGCGCCCTACGATGTGCCAGACGACGAGTAGGAGCGGCTAATGCGTGTGTGGGTATTCATCTACTTGATCGCCGGTGAGTTATTCGCGGTCTGCACGCTTCACTCGCGCCACGTCGAGTGGATGGTAGCTGACGTGAAGCGAAAGAAATACCCGTTCCTTGCGGTGTACTTGGCTACAATGATCGTGGCGTCGACTTGGCCCGTGTGGATTGTAAAAGGTTGGATGCGTGCCGTTCGTTAAGATCAAACGCGGCAAAGGTCGAGGCAAGTACCGAAGCCCTAGCGGACGCGTGTTCACGCGCAAGCAAGTGCGCATGTACTACGCACGCGGAGGAACGTTCGATGCACAGCATACACACGACGCATCGTGCTCATGCCATGTCTGTGATGCGCGCGTGCGCAAGGACCCGACAGGCACATCACCAGTCATCAGCCGCTTCAACGCGG